CCTTAAACCCCTCAAAGAAAAAACCGGCCCATTTACGGCCGGCTGTTCGGAAGCGGGAGGGCTCTTAGGCGTCGTCGCCGTCTTAGGCTCCGCGGTTTTGGACTTTTCAACTTTGTCCATAGGTTATCCCTCCGTTTCGGTTATTTGAGATACCGCGCTGTCAAAGGCTTCTTTCGCGGTCATGTTCAGGTCGTACGTCATCATTTTCTGAGACGGGTTAACGTTATACGGCCGCGGGCTTTTCCACATAAGCGTTAGCTGCGCGGCGTTGTCGAGAGGCTTTAGAACCGGGTCCATCATACGGAATCCGCGCCCCGTCGCTTTACCGGTCTCGTCAATCAGCGGCACGACATTTTTTCGGCTTTGCAACGCGGTAAGCGCCGCGAACGCCAAAGCCTGCGCCTTCTGCGTGGTCCTGTGAAAAAACTTGACATACCAGGCGTATTCCAGCGAGTAGGTAAGAAGCGTATCGCCCGCCGAGATAATTTCAGGGGGCGGGAAGTATACGGCCGGCACAAGAAAACTTTGCGGCACATTGTGATAGTACGGCGTAGGCCCGCCGGCGCTTTCCAATATGAACTTTATCGCGCTTGCGATTTCCTGTTCCAGCATAGCGCTCCTCCTTTCAAACAAACTCGCCAAAATAGCGGTCAAGCCAGTCTTGCAGTTTCGCCTCCAGAATATCGGGAAACATTTTCTCGAATATCCTTACGGCGCTGTCGAAATAATGCGAGCCTTCTACCCATCGTTGCTTTAGCACCATACCGGTGTCTGCGCTCGGGTCATAAACGAAACGGTCGCCTTCCCAGGTGCCCGGTACAAAGCGCCGGTCTACTCCTTTTGGATTGGTCCAGTGGCCGTCGTTGACATAGGCCGCGTATTCGACGTTTGTACCGACTTCCAGCGAAAGGCCGCCGTCTCCGATTTCCCAGACGTTGCCGTCTCCGCCTTCGTGAAAACTCGCGAGCAAAAGCCGCGTGTCCATAACCTGCCGGCGAATGATTTCGTCCTCGACTACCCGCAGGAACTCGGTACCGAGCCCTTCCATAAAGAGCTCTATTTCTTTCTTGAAGTCGCCGCTTGCCGCCTGTTTCAGCCTCGCGATGAACGGCTTGAACGCTTCAAGGTTAAACTCTACGGGGGCCGCCATTATAACGGCTCCTGCGCCGACTTGCGGCTGAGCATCACAAACAAGTGGTGCGTCCGGACCTGAACGGGAATGTCGGCGGTATATTCGTAACCGCTCGACTTGTCGACGACTTTATCGTTTAGCCGTATATCCGTCCCGAGCGGCACGACCAGCTTGATTTGCGCCTGATAATCGGCTTGAGGCTCGTTCTGAACGACCACGCGCGTACCGGTTTTCACACTGAAATGACATTGCAGGTCCACAATATCCGGTGTGTCGGGGTATGAGAAAGAGGGAGAGGAGGGCAAGCCATATCCCGGCGACATATCGTCGCGCTGCATGTGATACACGTCGCACTTATGATTGAGCATTGTTTCAAAAGACATAGCCGCCCTCCTTTACAGTTTTCTCATTCTCATGTTAACGGCGTTTTTGACTTTGGCCTGTTCAGACTCGACATAATCGTCGAGCAGAGGGCCGAGGTCAAGATTCCCGATAATATACGCCGTGTCTGCCGCCGTATAGGAATAGTCGTCGAACGATTCGCTCTTGAACGTACCCGCGCCGGCGCCGAAGTCAGCCGCATACGCGGCGTAAGCCTCGGCAATCAGAATAACGGCGGTTTTGACCGGCTCCGGGATAGTCGGGTATTTTTCAGGGTCCTCAAACCGGTTGTGCGTATAGCTTATGACGTATTGCTCCGCTCTCGATATATCGACCGAGAGCTTTGCGTCCGCCCGCTCTTTCACGCTGGGCCGGTCCGTATAGTCCCGCACTTCCTGGGGAAGCACCCAAGGTCTCGCAGCCATATAACCACCTCCTTAGCTGGGCTGGCGCGGTTTATTCCTCGTCGCCGAAAAGGTCGCCGGCGTTGTCGTCCTCGGCGAGCGCCTGCTGAATAGTCGCCAGCTTGTCGGCCTTCTTGCTTGCGCCGGAGAGGTCAATACCGTTTTCCGCCGCGTAGGCGTCAAGCTCCTTCTCGGTCATTTTCTCAAGGGACTTGTCGCCGCCCTTGTCGTCGTTAGTGTTTGCTAACTCGCCGACAAAAGAAAAGTACCCGCTCGCGACAAGCGTATCAGATACTTCTTTCTTCTCGACTTCGATAAAGGGATTCAGCGCGTCGGCTTTTACGCCGTAGCCCGTATAGGAGCGGCCCTTAATAAGTTTCAGCTTAAACATAGCCAAGGCCCTCCTTACTTAATATTCGTGATAATCGCGGTCGCGTCAAGCTCCTCAATGATGGGGTCGGAGTCCAGATGAACGACATAGAAACGCTTGTCGGCCATAATAGCCTCCTTGCCCTCGACGGTCTTGCGAATCTTCACGTCGTAGGTGTTTACGACGATAAGGTTCTGAGGGTCGGTCAGAATAATCTTGTCGTCGGGCATTCTCGGAACCTGAACGGTCGGAATGGACGCGGGACTCTGGTAAAGGCTGTCGGGGAAGTTTGCGCCGGCCTTCAAGCCCTGATTTAACAGGAAAAGCTCCCACTGCTGGGCGCGGTGCGGGCTCATCAGCCAACGGAGCTTGCCGTTGTTGTACTTGTTCGGCATAGCCTGCAGGGCGTTATAGAACATATCGAGGCTCATGCTCGTGTCGCCCGTAGCGTCGTACACATGGCCGCCGTTCGCAATCTGCTTAATCCAGCCGTCATTGATATAGAGAAAATCGTGGTCGGCGTCGCTTGCGTCAACCGCTTCGTCGCCGTTCAGGTGCAGGTCCTCCATATCGATACCGAGCTGAGTCGTCATAAGGTTTGTGATAGTGGCCTCCAGGCCCTCGCCCTCGATATTCTCGCGCAAAGTTTCCTCGGAGATTTCCCAGGGCAAACGGACCGCTTTAGTCGCATAAGTAACCTGAGAAAAGTTAGGCTTTGCGCGGTAGCCGGTCACCTGGCCGGTAGCGGCGTCGACAACGGGAACGGACCCGTCGCTCTTTGCGTCGATGTTCTCGGTCTTCTTGCGGACGATACGGGACGCAATGCCGATTTTGTCAATTTCGCCGGTCTTAGCCTTGCGCATTTCGTGACGCACAAGAGCGCCGAGAGGGGTGGCCTCAAAGGTCTGCTTGATGAATGTACGGGCCTGCTCGCTGTTCAGCAAGCCGTAAGTGACGTCGCCGGTAGTAACGCCGGCCGCCTTGATAATCTGTTCGTTAGTAGGCATTGATTTATCCTCCTTCAAAAATTAAAGAATGCCGGCGAGATAGTGCCGGTTTTCGTTTTTCTCGACGGGCTTCTCGCCGTTGAGATTGCTGGACAGGCCGCGGGCTTTCAGTACGGGTTCGACCGCCTTCTGTACGGCCTCCGTCACCATAGCCTGAACGGCTTCCGCTGTCATGGGCTCGTCTTTCGGTGCAAGCGCCTTCTGTACGGCCTCGGTTACCATGTTCTGGACCGCCTCCGCGGTAAGCGCGGGCTCGGCGGCCGGTGTTTCTGCTGCGGGCGCAGCGTTCGCGCCTTCGAGAGCCTTCTTGATAGACTCGTCGACCAGCGCCTGGACTTCTGTCTTAGTCACTTCTGATTCCTCCTTGTTTTCGTCAGCGAACTCCTCGAGTAAGCTGCCGAGATTGTCGTAAATAGATTGCAGGGTATCGCGGTTTTTACCGCTGATTTTCTTACCGGCCTTTTCGACCGGCGCGTTTTCAGCGAGCGCCATCATCACGTTAGGCGCGGCAAGCACCGCCATAATAATGTCGGAAAACTCCGTAAGCGCCTCGCGGATAACGGCCTCGTCCGTCTCGAACTCGCCGCGGTCGTTCTCCCAGTTGTATTTAAGGAGCGTGTCCTGAAGCGAATAAAAAGCGTTCCAGAAGTTGTTATACTTCGCGCTCTTTTCGTAGCGCTCCTTGACTTCGCCCTTTTCCACAACGTCAAAGCCGAAAAGCTCAGCCAGCTTCTTAAACAAGCCGCGCTTCTCGACGGTCGCGGTCAAATCCGTTTCCGTCTCACTGTACTTTCCGATTCCGCCCATAGAGAATCCCGTCACCTCGCCTTTCTGAACTTTGTTCCACACGTCGGCGTTTTCGACCTCGACGGTCATAAGCCAAGTGCCTTTGATAACGGGCTGGCCCTCGACCTCCATATCACTCGGAGCAACGTAGGTCTCGACGACCGTCACGCCTTCGACCTGTTCAAAGCTGTGTTGCAGGTCTACCTTATCGCCGTTTTTGGCGAACCAAAAAGCGGCCTTGCGGATTTCGCTCTCGGTCATAAAATTGCCGTGGGCGTCCTCGATAAGCGGCTCATAGACGATTCCCGTCACGTAGTGGGTTTCGGCGTCGACTTTCAGGATTTTCCCCAGCGTGGAAAACTGCGCCTGCCCGTCGTCCGCCTTCGTGATTAAAAACTGTCGCTTGTTCGCCGCCTTGTCGACGAGGCTCACAAACTGAATCTTTGCGTCGCTGATTTCGATTGCTTTTTCAACCTTCATGCGTTCACCTCCTTACGGCTAACCATTTTTGAAGATAAAACCGGATTTCTTGTTTCTAAGCCATATTTGGCCGGGGAACTCAAAGCCGCTTTCCTCCGCCATGCGCTTAAACTGCCGGCAAAGGTGCTCATAGTCCTCCTGGGCTTGCATTCTTTCAAGCCTCCGCTCGCGCCGGTCGTCGCGTGCAATGGCCGCGAGTGCTTTTCCCGCGCTGGGGTCGGAATAGCCTTCGCTGTTTTTGTAAAAAGTCACATTGAAAATCCCCCTCTCTGAACGCCAAAAACGCCCCGGCTATTGCCGGAGCGCTCGCTTTGCGTATTCTTATATTGTTATGGTCTCCATAAACGCGTCCCGGGCGTCCCGTACCGCGTTTTAAGAGCTTAGCCCTTAGATTTATACTCTAAGCCCTTAAAATGCGATACGGGACAACCTGGAACAGAATAAGGAGTTGCCTTACGGCCTTAAAATAATTTTGCCTATTCTTCAATACCGGCTTTCGCCTTGTTTTTCGCGTCAAGCTCTTTTTCCCAGGCCCCGTCGTCGGCGTCAATCGCTTCTTGCTGCAAGCGCTGGCGTTCCTCAAGCGGAAGGCCGAGAATATCGGCGTTGACGATTCCGCGGTGAATGCAATGGCAGTTTATGCTTTCACCGGGTGGGAGAATAGGGTCCCGCGGGTACATAGGGTAGTAGGTAACGCCGTCCAGGCCCTCCAAAGTAAAAGGCTCGTCTTTCGGCACGATTACGCCGCTCATGGCGACGTGATTCTCGCGAGGCGTGTTCCGGTATTCTCCGGTATGCACCCACTCTTTGCTTTCGACTGCCGGATTCTGGACGAGCGCCTCCTGCTGGGCGACCGAATGGGCTCGGAGCGTTTCAGTCAACGCCGCGGCGCGGGCTCGGTATCGTTCCGAACGAATACCGCCGTCCATAAGGGCCTGCGTAAAATCGGCAACGCTCTTGCCGTCTTTCAGCGTCTCGGTAAGGAGCGTTTCGATTTCCTTATGCGATTCCAGCTTCATAAGCCTGCCGAGCTGTTCGCTCCAGTCCGCTGCCCATACGGTAGTGCGGGCCGTTATCGTTTTGACGGTCAGCTTCGGGTCTATTTGCTTGACGTACCCAGCCGCAAGGCTCGGGATATTCGCCTCAAAGTCCTCTAAAAAGAGCTTCGTAAGCTGCTCGTCTACGTTGTCACCCTCGATTATATCGGGCCAGTCTTTCGCGAATGCCTCCAGGTCAACGGCTTTCTTCGCCTTACCCTTGAAGTATTTCGTCTCTCGCTCCAGCGCGTCGGCGAGCTTATCTTCGAGAGCGGCCATTTCCTGGACCGTTTCTTTCGGCTCCGCAAAACCTGCTTCGTCCAGCGCCTCGGTCAAATCCTCGTCAGCTTTGGCGAGATACGCGTCGATTGCTTTTATTAAGGCCTCGCACCCGCTCATAATTCCGCCCCCTTCATAAGAAGTTTACGGATTTCCTTCAATACGACCGTTATTTCGTCGTCGCCACGCTCGACCGATTTTTGTATCTGCTGGCTAAGCTGCTGGTCGAGCCCCGTCATAGCTGGTGCGGCGGGCTGAGAGGCTTTAGAATAGGCGAGCGGAGTGTCGCCCCAATCGCCTTCAAAGTCCTCGGCTGTCTCGCCGATTGCGTTATAGAGAATCGACTTTGCCTTGTTCGGCGTCAAGCCGCCGGCGTTGTTGCAGACAGTCAGCAATTTATAAAGGTCGTCGGGATTAGAAATATCGGGCTCGAGGAAGTACGCCTCTACATATTTGAAGTGATACCCTGCAAGCAGCTTATTATTGATAACCCAGGCGAGGCTTTGCCGCTCCGGCTGAAATACCTGCTTTTCCGTAACCTCCTGCGCTGATTGCGCAGTAGCGCGGTTGAAGTCCGTCGTATAGCCGACGTAAAGGTCAGGAAGCTGGAACGCGGATTGCACCTTGCGGCGGTTGTTGTCGAGGTAGTCCTGGAAAAGCTCGTCTTTTTGCAGAATATCCGCCATCTTGACGACTTCCAGATTCGGCTTTTGCTCGCCCTCCATATCGGTTCTATTGTCAAGGTTTTCCGCTTCAAGCACGATAAAAGCGTGCTGTCCATTCTCACCCTTAATGTCGTTCATGTATGTTGTCAGCTTGTCAAAGCTGTCGTCGGTCAGCGTGCCGCCGTTTATCAGAATCATAAGCGGCGTATGCCTGCCCTCGGAGAAGTAACGGTTATTTAAGCTCTCGGCTTTTCTGCTGCCGTCGACATTCAGGACCGTACCAATCCAGCGAACCTCGCCGTAAGGCTCGGTACCGATAGCGAACTCAAGCAATTCGTTCGCTTGGTATTCAACGGGTATGCCTTCACCATATTCACCGGTACGGTTATCCATAACGCGGGGGTCGCCGATTTCCTTAAAGAATACCGTCTTACCGTTAAGCTGTTGCCGGTACTTGCAAAACTTCTTTTGCCGTGTGGCCGTCTTGCCGTTTACCTCATACTCAATATCGACATAGGGCGTAAGCGCGGCGGTTTTCTGTACCGACGGAATATTATTGATGAACTCAATGCCGATAACCTCGCCGCCGAGATTGCGAATAACTTCGAGATACGCGATGCCGTAAGTTTCGCGGGCCTCGATAATATCCTCGAAAATCTCTTTTGTGTCCTGGTCCATATTCAGGAACTCCAGCACCTCGGAGATTTTATCCCATTCAGCTTTCATTTCCGGCGTTTCTTCCAAGTCCTCTTTATACCGAACGCCGATACCAAAGCCGGCGATATTGTTCTTGTACGCCCTGATACACTGCGGCAAGATAGACGAGTTATTGACAAGTCGCTTGTACCCTCTGAGGTCGGTCGGCGGCGAGATAAAGCCGGCGCCGTCGCTTGTCGCGGAGGACTGAATCTCCGTACTCGTCTCCGCCTTTTGTACCGGCTCGGACGCTTTTATGATTGTTGCGCTTATGCCTCTCGGCTTGCTCATGCCTCGGCACCTCCTCTTGACTAAAATCGTGATTTATGCTATACTGTATTGTGTAAAGTTGTACCCGTAAGGAGCTATCTCTATGAACTCATTATCTAAACTCCAAAAGCAGATAATCGACTTCGGAAATAGCGTCGAGTTTAAGGAGCTCGACGCTTATTACTCGCAGCCGTCTATATTCAGCGCACTCGGCGTCTCACGACACGAGAACACGCACAGTAACTTTCTCGCGTGGCTCCTTACCCCCAAACCGGAGAAGAACGACCACAGCCTCGGCGATACGCCGCTCCGTAAGTTTCTGGAAACGCTCGCCCTCGCCTGCGCGCTTCCGCACTCGGCCGGTAAGCTCTCGCCCGAATTGTCCGGCGCGATAACGACGGGCGCGTACACGCTCTCGAATATCGTCGTCGAACGGGAGAAACATATCGGCGTGGGCCGTCTGGATATTTACCTTGAGGGCAATATCTCGTTCGACGGCTCGGAATACCCCTTGACCCTGATTATAGAAAACAAAGTCAAGTCTCACGAGCACGACGCGCAAACAGGACGCTATCTGGAAGCCCTACGGCCTCCCGTATTGCGTCCCGGGATTTTCCTAAGCGTTTTCCTTACCCCTCTCCCAAATCGCGAATACGAGCGCCTGGGCAAGCCCACGTGCGAGGCGAAAGAGTTTATCGAACTCAATTATCAGTACCTCGCGGATTATGTTATCACACCTTGCCGCGATACCGCGCCGGAGGGAAGCGTCAAGCGCTACCTCAGCGAGTACCTGCTTGCTCTCAGCCTGCCAGAGACT